CCTTCCAATACCTCCCTAAAAACAACGGGAACGGTCCAAGCTGGTCCGGCTCTCGGCCAACCTAAACAGAATTAGGACTAGATGAGTAGTAAACCTAAACAGCCCCTTCGGGGAGCAGTTAAGCCACGCCTCGAAAATAAACCTTTGAACACTAAAAATAGAGGCGCAGAGGTAGCAGAGCTAGCAGAATCTATAGCTATGCCTTTAATGGAATGGCAACGCTACGTACTCGATGATTTATTAAGCATTAACGAAGAAAATAGATTTATACGTAAAACAGCTCTACTTATAGCTGCTCGACAGGTCGGAAAATCACATATAGGCAGAATGAGAGCTCTAGCAGGCCTCGTATTATTCGATGAAAAGAATCAGCTGATAATGAGCTCTAATCGATCGATGGCTTTAACTAACTTTCGAGATATCTGTAATATCTTTGAAAATTACGATCACTTGGGTAAATTGGTAAAACAGATCAGATATGCGAACGGTACCGAGTGTATCGAGATGCGTAACGGCAATCGCTTAGATGTAGTAGCGGCAACTCGCGATGGTAGTCGCGGGCGGAGCGCTAGTTTTTTATGGATCGATGAAATCCGCGAAATCAATGCCGAAGCCTTTGCGGCCGCACTCCCGGTAACACGTGCGCAACCTAATTCTCAAACGTATCTAAGTTCAAACGCAGGCGACGCCTTTAGTATTACGCTAAACGATCTAAGAGAAAAAGCTTTAAGTAATCCACCTGAGAGCTTTGGCTTTTACGAATACTCAGCGCCACAATGGGCCGCGCTCGATGATCGTAAAGGCTGGGCTATGGCTAATCCAAGCTTGGGCATAATGATTACCGAAGAAGCAATCGAAGAAGCTCTATCAGTTAATACAGTTGAAAACTTTCGGACCGAAACGCTCTGCCAATGGATCGACAGCTTATCTAGCCCTTGGCCTCACGGCGCTATTCAAGATACTAGTAATAAAGATCTAGTCCTATCCCCTGGTCCTTTAACTGTAATGGCTTTCGATATTAGCCCGAGCCGTCGAGATGCAAGTTTAGTAATGGGTCAAATAACGCCGGAAGGTAAGTTCGGAGTGTGCGTACTTGAAACCTTTAGTGCTCCTGTAGCTGTAGATGAATTGGCAATAGCCGCCGCTATTAAAAAATGGTGCGATCTTTATTATCCGCGAGTAGTCTGTTTCGATAAATATACGACAGCTTCGGTAGCTTCTCGATTAGAGCGATCCGGCGTAAACGTAATGGATATCAGTGGACAAACCTTTTACCAAGCTTGCTCGGATCTACACGATCAGCTAACTAATGGCCGGTTAGTCCACTCGGGCCAAGATGTATTAATTCAACACATGAATAACTGCGCGGCTAAAACTAACGATAGTTCGTGGCGCATAGTCCGGCGTAAATCAGCTGGTCCGGTCGATATAGCTATAGGCCTAGCGATGGTAATCCACGTGCTAGTCCAGCCTCAAGAAGCCGCAAAAATATATAGCGACACGTAAGTAGATAACGGGAAATGTACTTGACATTTTTGAAAAAATTAACTCATGGGATTACTGCAAACTTTAGGCCTTAGACCAAGTACTAACAAAGTAGAGGCACAGCTAGCGCCTGCCGTAATGAGTACTACTTATGGTTATGGATCATATAACACCGGTACTTCTTGGGGCTTAGGAACAATGCTTCGCGAAGAAGCAATTCAGGTACCAGCGGTTAATGCGTGCAGAAATATTATTACCGGAGTTATCGCTTCGCTCGATATCGAATTATATAAAAAATCTACAGGCGAACAAATAGGTAAGCCGCTTTGGTTAGATCAACCAGATTTAAGACAGCCACGTGCAGTAACGATAGCTTACACAATCGATTCACTAATATTTAATAACGTCGCGTACTGGCGCCAAACTGAACAATACGCAGATGATGGCAGAGGTTCACGCTATGAGTGGATCTCTAATAGTCGCGTAACATTTACTACTAATAAATACGGCACAGAAATCGATCAATATTTTCTCGATGGTAATTCCGTTCCTATGTCCGGTAATGGAAGTTTAATTACATTCCAGGGAATTAACGCCGCAGGAGTTTTACAATCTGGCTCACGAACAATTCAAGCCGCCCTAGATCTAGAAAAGGCTTCGGCTGTATCAGCTTCTACTCCAATGCCTACTGGATATATTAAAAATACCGGTGCAGATTTACCAGAATCACAAATCGCCGGATTATTAGCATCATGGAAAGCCGCACGCCAATCTCGTAGCACTGCGTATTTAACTTCTACTTTAAGTTATGAAACTACAGGATTTAGTCCTAAAGATATGATGTATAACGAAGCTCAACAATTTTTAACTACGCAGATATGCAGACTATTCGGAGTGCCGGCTTACATGTTATCGGCTTCAATGGACACGTCTATGACCTACCAGAATATTTTAGATTCTCGTAAAGATTTTATGGCTTACACACTGCAACCTTATATAACATGTCTGGAAACACGTTTATCAATGAACGATATGACCGCTAACGGAAACATAGTCAAGTTCGCAGTGGACGATACCTTCTTACGTGCCGATCCATTACAAAGATTAGCCGTAACAGAAAAACTATTAGATCTTGGCTTAATCGATGTTGAGCAAGCTAAAGAAATGGAAGATCTAACCCCAGAAGGAAATATGAATCCAGAAATAAATGAGGTAATGGACTAATGGAAAAAATAACACATTTAACGTTTTCTAGTGATATTGAAAGCAGCGATACAGGCCGCAGGTTAATCTCTGGAATCGTATTGCCATTTAATAAAATTGGCTCAACCAGTGCAGGCCCAGTTTTATTTGAAAGCGGTAGCGTTGAAATCCCAGATGCTCGCCGTATTAAATTATTAGCGCAACATAATCAGATGGACCCAATCGGTCGCGCACAAAGTTTCAAAGTTACCCAAGATGCTATCTATGGCACGTTCAAGATTAGCGCTAGCACTAAGGGCACAGATTATTTAACTCTAGCCGCAGAAGATTTAGTTAGCTCTTTATCTATCGGCGTAGATGTAATTAAAGCAAAGAAAAACGCAGACGGCGTACTAGTCGTGTCTAGCGCAGTTATGAAAGAAGTTTCCTTAGTCGAATCCCCTGCCTATGCAGATGCGATCGTAACTAAGGTGGCCGCAAGCGAAAGCGAAACGGAAGAAGCTCCAACCCAACCAACTACCGAAAGTGAGGCTATCTTGGACGTAAAAGCTCCAGAGCCAACAGATACACCGGCAGAAGCGACTACTCCAATCGTAGAAGCCGCACGCCCAACAGTTACAGCACCATTAATCCAAACTACACTTCGTTCGCCAATTACCTCTATGGCGGCATACACAGAGCACAAAATTAAAGCCGCGTTAGGTGATGAAGATTCAAAGCTTTATGTAACAGCTGCGGATTCATTTACAAATAACCCAGCATTTAATCCAACACAATATCTAACCGAGTTCGTAACTAATACTCGCTTCGGTACTCCTGCTATTGATGCATGTAGTCAAGGCGTTTTACCAGAAATTGGCATGTCTATAAGCGTACCTTCATTAGTTACTAGCGTTGCAGGTGGTACAGGTGTAGCACCAGTAGTTACAGTAGAAGCCGAAGGCGGCGCAGTACAAAATACCGATATGGAAACTGCGTATCTTACTGGCACAGTTCAGAAGTACAGCGGCATGAATACGCTATCGATCGAGCTATTGTCCAGAGCGGGATATCCTGGATTTTATGCAGAGCTTACACAGCAATTACAAAATGCTTATTTAACTGCTATCGATACAGCTGCACTAACAGCTCTATTAGCGGCGGGTACAAATGCAACAGCAGAAACAGCAGACAGCGCTGGAATTATTGATTATTCTGCTCAATGCGCCTCACTAATCTATAAAAACACAGGTTACTTTGCACAAAATTACATAGCTAACCCAGCACAATACCAAGCATTACTAGGCGCCGTAGATACTACTGGCCGTCCTATTTACAATGCGATTCAACCAATGAACGCAGCTGGACAGGTTGCACCTTCTTCAATTCGTGGAAATGTTTTAGGACTTGATCTATACGTAGATAAGAACTTCACAGAAACCACATTCGATGATAACTCGGCTGTAATTCTTGCACCAGAAGCATTTACTGTATATCGCTCACCTCAAGCGTTCATGTCTGTAAATGTAGTTTCAAATCTTCAAGTACAGGTGGCTATCTACGGCTTCATGGCAACAATCGCCAAGATGCCTTACGGAATCATCAAGTACGCAAAGATCTAAAAACACCTTAAAAATCTCTAGGGCTTAGTAGCCCTTAGCCCTAGAGAGCTATTAGCAAAGGAGTAGAGATATGGCCGCAACTTATGTAACCGTC